CACTCCGACACCATGCCATATCGGTTGCGGGACTTATGCCAAGTCCACAATGAATATAGCGGATGCTTCTCGCGCTGGCCCCAATCTTCCGGCCGCTTAGCAGTTTCGAGTGTCATGGCGTACTCCAAATAGAAAGGGGCAGGATTGCCCTGCCCCTTTCATACCCGCGAGTAATGTACGGGTCAACCGTAAACGTAACTCAAACCCCAGGGCTCGCGTACATGCCCAGAGGGTCGCTTACCCCGAACGAGTATCTTTCGCGGCTTTTATACCGAACGTTACCCGTATCGAAATCGCCGTCCATGGATGTTGCCATTGGCGAGCGTACAAAGTGCTTGTAGCCGTTGGGCACGTCCGTACCAAGGAACCAAGCGTCACTGTCGGTCAGGTAGTGGTTGACGCGGTAGCCCTCTGGGATGGACCCGTTGGACTTCAGTGCGTTCAGGTCGTTGTCGGCGGTGCCGACACGCATCTCTGTCTGCAGCAAGCGGGTTGCCACGAACATCAACGCAGGTGGAACGATCAGCTTACGTGGGCGAGCCGCGATCAGCAGGCCACGCTCGTCAACAAATGCTGCGATGTCAATCACGGCTTGCTCGAGCGAGGTTTCGTTCAGGTCGGCGTCAACTGCGGGGCGGTTGCGGTTCGTAACACCTTGCACGGTTGGGTGCGCAGTGCTGAACAGCGTGACGCCGTCGCCGCCGGTGAAGGTGTCAAAGCCGGTGTTCAGCAGCTGGGCTGCCTTGACCTGTTTTGTGTACGCCATGGCGCGGGCCAGTGCTTTGGTGTAGCGAGCGGAGAGAGAATCGTAAAGATTGTCCTCCATCGCTTCCTCGGTGATCGAGAAACCCATTGCAACAGTCTCGTGCGTATAGCGTGCAGTGTACGACTCTTGAGCATTGTCATACGACAGTGCCTGACCTTCGTTTTTGACCGGTGCCGCGCCGAAGCCCGACAGTTTGGTCTCTTCTTCGAACGAACGCTCGGACGTTTCCGTCTCGTAGATTTCAGCGTGCTCGTTCTCGTACTTGTCGTACTCAAGGCCAAACAAGGCATTGAGGCCGGGGAGGAGCTCCTTCAGGAGCTGTGCGCGTGAGATAGCCATTCCGGATACTCCTTATGCCACGCCAAGGCCGGCAGTGTACGCATGAGACGAAGGATTGAATTTCACAATCACATCCGTAAACGCGTCACCAACAGTCGAGGTGGTGCTTTCAACAAAACCAACGACCTTGAAGGAGATCGTGGCGGTGACTGCCGATGTGGCGACGTCCAAAGCGACTTTGGAATTGCCTGTTGCTGTGTTGCCGGCGGTCTGGTTCACACCCATGTTGGTGTGCAGCAGTGCTTGGGCGACAGGAGCGTCGGCTTGGACCTGAAACAGTGTGTTCGGGTCATCTACGACATACGCAATGGCGTCAGCCGCTACTGTGCCGGTGGGCCAGTAATTGCGTGTCGTGAAGCCGTATGTGGAGTCGGTGTAGGCACAGCCTACGAAGACGCCAACAGTGCCGGCTGGGAACGCATCGGCGGCTGTGCCGACGTTCGTCACCTTGGTGATGGTTCCATTGGCAGCAATCTGCACAATATCACCGTTGAAGATATCAGCTGCATACCCGGACGCGATTTTCAAAGCGCGGGTAGAGCCAGCGAACGGAGTACCGCCGATCAGATTGATCGGGCGGAGGCCGTAGGGAGAGGCAACTGTAGCCATTTCAAGTCTCCTAGAGGGCTGGGATCAGAGCAAGAAGCACCATGCTTACTTGCCAAACGATGTGCGCGACGACCGTTCTGGTTTCAGAACCGGCATTCGGGGGTCGGAGTTTCGCATGTAGTTGTTGTCAACTGCATCCATTGCGCGACTGGCGTCTGCCAGCTGGGCCTCGACGCGAGACTCCGCGATATCTTCAGAGATTGCACAGAGAAGAAGTCCGCCAACCTCGATGTTCCCTTTGAATCGGGAGTCCATGTCGGAGACGAGCTGCATCTCGGGGTAGTCCGATGCCTTGACGGGGGTATATCCCTCGCGGAAGCGAGTTGATACGTTGGGGTTGTCCGACGCACCGAGCAGAGCCGTCCGAATCCAGCGGAATTTTACTCCCTCACGGGCTTCGGGGGTCGGCAGAGCCGATGGACGCGTCCACGTTTTTTTGCGCGAAGTTGTTTCGCGAGTCTCAGCGGTCCGGGGGGTACGATCAACCATTTTTGGCATCCTTCATGATTTGCGCCGCGTATTGTTCGGGCTTGAGGCCCAGTCGCTTGGCGAGAGCGACTTGTGTCGAGGTCAACTTGATACGGCGTGGTGAGGGAGCAGAACGTCCTGCCGGGGCCACCACGTTAGCCGCTTTCCGTGGAGCCGGCGTGACCTCGTCACCTGCACCGTCGGAAAATTCGTCCGAAAACCGCTTGCGAACAGCGGAGTCAATCTCAGTGTAGTATGTTTCACTGTTCGGATCAACACCGTTGCGTACGAGGCGCTCGTGGACGCCAAGCGCGAAGCCAGTCATCTCGCTGTTCTCGCCATACCACTTGTTGTTGTTCATCCATTTGGTCTGCCGGTCGTCCAGCTTTACGACCGGTTGCGCGGCGGGCTTTGGCTGCGGCGCGGGTTCTTGCGCGCGCGGTGCCGGGCGGTAGTTTTGCAGTTGGGTGAGGCGCCCCTGCAGTTCGATCAGCTTGGACTGGGCATCCAGCATCTTGTCCGCGTCACCGAGCTCGTACGCAGATTTGTATGCGGCCTTCGCGCTATTGAGTTCGCTCTCGACGCGCCCCTTTGCCTGCTCGACCACGACGCCTTGGCCTTGGGCCAGCTGGTCTTGCAGTTTGCGGTTCTGCTCGTAGATCGACTTGGCATAGTTCGCTGCCTCGTCGCGCTCGCGTGCGGCGGCGGCCTGCTGGCGCGCCGCTTCTTTGGCTTCGAACGTCAGCTTCTTGATGCGCTTCTGCACCGCTTCACTGTAGCCTTCGAGGTCCCCCTCGTCTGGGATGTCCTCTTCCTTGGCGGCTTCCGCGCGCCGCGGCTTCTCGTCTTCCGCTACGTCGTCAACGATTTCGATCTCGAAGTCGTCATCATCGTCGCTCTGGTCTTCGGTCTGCCCCGTCGCCTGCATGGTTTTCGTATTCATGGCTTATACCCTCGCAAAACCGCGGGGGTCGTCGACCACCGCTTCGACTGTGTCATCATTGACCAGACGGAACTCTTTTCCGCCAATCTTGAACCGTGTCCCGGAATATGACCGGAAAATCACGAAGTCGCCTTCCTTGCACCACGGGCCGGATGGAAACTTTGCGGGGTCGGAGTACGCCTCGGGACCAACGGCCACGATCAATCCAATGATCGATGCGGTCTGCTCTGCGGCCTTCATGCTGTCCGGCATGTAGACGCCGCCTTCTGTCTTCTCTTGGACATCAAGCGTCGCAACGAGCAGGTGGTAGCCTACTGGTTTCGGTAGCTTCAGACGCGTCGCGTCGTCCATTTCTGCGGGTTCGTACATTTCTCACCTCGTGCAACGATCTCGGCTCGCTGTAGCCGTCGCCGGACCATCCGGCTACACCACTCTATGTGGTGTTATCTCAATCCTCAATATACCGCGTCTCGATTTCTGCGATATCGTCGAGCGTCATCTGGACGATCTGCAGTTTTGAAACTGCCTTCACGTACTCCACAAAGTCCTTTGGGCCACCTGACGTCAAATACGACGTCAGGTCCGCTTTCCGCTCTTCCATGCGTGCGCGCAGTGGTTCCATTATTCAGAGTCCTTCTTGGTATTGGCGAGAGACACGATCTGCTCGGCCACTTTCATGCCCATCTCTGCGCCCTTGGCCTTCAGGTCGTTTGCTTCCCCACGCATGTCGGTCGCAATCTTGACGCCGAGGTTTGCTCCGGCGCGGCGATCTTCGGACTCGATCCGCTCGGACTGGATCGCAACATTTGCCGTCTTGATCTTCTCGTCCAACTTGAGCTTCTCGATGTCCATGAGCGCATCGTGCTTGGCCTGTGCCTCCTTGAGCGCGACTTCGCGGCCCTTGAGTTCGAGCTCTGCACGCTGGATCTGGGTCAGCGGGTCTTGTGCCTGCTTCTGGGCTTCCTGCTCCGCGGCCTCGGTCTGGTTTTTCTGCAGGAGCTTGCCAGCGGCTGCCGCAGTCATGCGAGACACTTCGCGCTCGACGTCCTCTGGCAGATCGGCCTCTGGGTCCGGCATCTCGATGCCCAGCTGTTTCTGGATATCCACGCGATACTGCATCGCCACGTGCTCTGTGACGTGCGCAGCCAGCGCAGCTTGGATAGCAGCGGCGAACGGAGACTGACCGACCATCTGCTGGATCTTCGGGTCTTGCGCGGCGGCCATGTGTACTGCGATGTGGGCCTCGTGGTCCTGATATGCAAACACTTTGACCTGCTCTTGCTTGAGCATTGCCATGTTCTCCGTGACAGGGTCCTTGGCTTTGATGTCCTCTGGCAGCTTGATGATCTCGTTCGCGTCTTGGATGCCGAGGACCTCGAGCATCTGGCGGTGCAGCTTACCAAGG